ACACGTAAACGAGCTAGATATATGGTATAATAAGTTTGATAACACTTTCCGTGAAAGAGGGGGAGCGTTAGTTACAGGGTTAGAGGAAGGTCAGAAAGCTGATGTTGTTTCTAAAGATAACTTAGCAGAAGTTTATAAAATAAATAATTCTACATTAGGTAGTACTCTTAATAGTTGGGGGATGTCTGCTGAAGGAGTATTTAATGTTGGAGCTGCTTCGTTAGCACAAGGCATAGGTATGGCACTTAAAACGGGTACTTTTGATTTTAAACAAATCTTAGCTAATTTCACTCTATCTATGGCTAATACTTTAATAGATTCTCTAGCGCAATCAGCGGCTAACTCTTTAATGTCCAGTATGTTTGGGGAGGCTACAGAGGGTTTAATAGTAGACCAAGCAAAGAATGCCGCAGATATAGCAACCGCAACAACTGTAGTAGGTATCAAAACAGTAGCTACAACCACAAACACAGCTTTAGAAGTTGGTGCAGCAACAACCTCTGCCGGTATTATCACAACAGCCGCTAATTTCTTTGCTAGTAGTATGGTAGCAGCAGCAACAGCTGCTGCCGGTATTATCACAGCAGCAAATGCTACTAGTAGTATAGGTAGTACAATGTTATTCGCCGCGAATGGTGGCGTTCTAGAAGGGGGTTTCAGAGCTTTCGCCAATGGAGGTACCGTAACCAAACCTACTTTAGGTCTGGTAGGTGAGGGTAGATATAATGAAGCTGTAGTTCCTTTACCAGACGGTAGATCTATTCCTGTAATAGGTAACACAGGTGGGGGCAATATTAATAATATTGTTATTAATGTTAATGTAGATGACAAAGGTAATGCATCTACTCAGACTGAAAATTCCGGAGGACTTGATGATAGTACCGGAGAGGAGCTAGGATACCTAATATCTCAAGCAGTACAAACTGAAATAGTAGAACAACAAAGACCTGGAGGACTGTTAAGTAGTTATTAATTATGGCAAACTTTACAAACTTTATTACAGATGTTAATATAAACCCTGACCGAGGTCTAAAAACCTCTTACAAACCCCGAGTTCTATCCGCTAAGTATGGGGACGGATATGAACAGAGGGTCTCTGATGGTATAAATACTCTAACCGAAGAGTGGAGTCTAACTTGGAAGAATCGATCTAGATTAGAAACTAGTAAGATTATTTTATTTTTTGAAGTATTAAAAGGGTTAACTTCTTTTGATTGGTATCCTACAGGCTTAAGCACTTCTGGGATTACAACCTCTATACTTCCAAACCACTTAGTAGATTCTAGTCAAAGTTTTACTAGTAGATACTTAAATACTACCGTCTCCAATAACACAGATAGTACACAAGCCACCGTTTTAGAAGTAGTCAGTAATACTTCTCTAAGGCTGTCCAATGATATAATGGCTTTAGAAGAGAATTACACGATTAACCCGTATAAAAAGTATATTTGTAAAGAGTGGGATAACGTAGAGACTTTTCAAGGTTATAATACTATTACAGCAAAATTCACTCAAGTAAATGAACCCTAAGTAAGGAGAAGTAAGTATGTCCACAAACGCTTTAGTACAAGACTCAAATATATTAGAATCAGGAGCAGTAGTTACACTGTTTGAACTAGACTTAAGGACGGGTGTTGCTTCAGTGCCTACTGATACTGAAGTATTTAGATGGCACTCAGGAGTTAATGATAGTATGGAAGAGGTAGTTTGGCAAGGGTACAATTATTCACCTTTCCCAGTTGAGGCTTCAGGATTTGAGATGTCTGGCAATGCTCAGATTCCCAGACCTAAGTTGTTGGTAAGTAATATCACCTCCATACTTACATCCTTAATTAATACATACGAGGATTTAGTAGGGGCTAAAGTAACCAGAAAAAAGACTTTTGAAAGGTTTCTAGATTCTTATTGTGTAATAGAAGGCTCTAGTTCCGGGGTGTACACCTCTAATACTTGTAGTACTGCTGGAGGTACTTGGTATGAAAACCCTGAAGCAGACCCTACAGCACATTTCGCAGATGAGATATGGTATATAGATAGGAAGTCCTTAGAGACAGGTACTCATGTAGAATTTGAGTTAACTGCCGCTTATGACGTACAGGGGGTAAAGCTGCCGGCAAGGCATGTGATATCCGATACATGTTTATGGGTATATAAGGAGGGAGCCTGTGACTACACAGGTAGTAGTTACTGGGATATAAATAACATCTCAGTAACTAACGTATCCGAGGATGTCTGTGGTAAAACGTTTGGTTCCTGCGAATTAAGATTCCCCGATAACTCTAGCACTTCGAACCCTTTTGGGGGTTTTCCCGGTGCTGGTAAAGGTATGGAATAATGGATATAGAGATATTAACAGCTTTTACAAGTCATGCGGAAGAAGGGTACCCAAAAGAGGTTTGTGGTTTAATAGTTAATAAAAGGTATATACCTTGTCGTAATATATCTGATAATCCGGAGGATAATTTCATACTAGATCCTGAGGACTACGCCCTTGCAGAGGATAAAGGTGTGATAGAAGGGATCTGTCATTCCCACCCCAATAGCCTAAGTAATCCCTCCGAGGCTGATATCTCTTTATGTAATAGTACAAATAAAGTTTGGTATATATTGAGTCTTCCAGGCAGGGATTTAAAGAGTATTAACCCTGAGAAAGATTTATTAGGTAGAACCTTTGAGTATGGAGTAATAGACTGTTGTTCCTTAATTAAGGACTATTATGCTAAAAATTACAGATTATTTTTTGAGTGTACTGCTGGAGAAGATGAGTGGTGGTTAAGAGGAGAAAATAGGTATTTAGATAATTACTCTAAGCAAGGTTTTGTAAGTCTTGAAGATACCCAACCTATTGAAGGAGATGTTTTTTTAATTAAATTATTATCCCCCGTTCCTAATCATGCAGCTATTTATATAGGGGATAATAATATCCTTCATCACATACATGGAAGACTATCCAACCGAGAGAATTATTCTGGTTACTGGAGTAATTTTACTACACATCATTTGAGGCACAAATCATTATGTTAAAAAAAGTTAAATTATATGGAGAATTAGGAGAGCGTTTTGGTAAGGAATGGAACTTAGACGTAAATACCCCTGCGGAAGCTATAAGAGCCTTAACAATAAATAAAAAAGACTTTAGAAAATACTTAGAGGATGCCGAGAGTAACGGGATGGGCTTCCATATTAAAATAGGTAAAAGCTATTTACTAGATGGAAGAGACACTCTAGTTCCTTCAGGAGTTGCCGATATACAAATTATCCCTGTAGTTATTGGCTCCAAAAAAGGGGGTTTAATGAAGATTATAATAGGGGCGTTTTTACTATATTTTGCTTTTCAGTTTGGAGTACCCCTTACAGAAGGGATGACGTTAGCTGAAGGCTCTGTAGTACTAGGAGGTAAGGTGTTTTCTGGTATGGCCCTCACAGGTATGAAGTTGGGGGCCGCCCTTGTATTATCCGGAGTAGCAGAGCTTCTAGCACCTGCTCCAGAACCTCCAAAAGAGGAACAAACCGAATATGCATTTAGAGGGCCTCTAAATACCACTAAACAAGGGGTTCCAATACCTCTATGTTACGGTCAGTTAATAGTAGGTAGCGCTGTCGTTAGTGCCAGTATCATACCAGAAGATTATAACCCTTAATGCTTGGGAGCATACTATGTATATGAGAGTACGAGATGAAATTAGTGAACTATTACAAGAGTGGTTAAAAGGAGATGAACCTGCTATAGAGTTCTGTAAGTTAATATTAGAGGTAGTAGGTACTTGGGATGATTTAATCGACAAAGATAAGTATACTCCCACAGGTATGGATATATCAAACGCGTTTTCATTACTACTAATTAAGTTGCCTAACAATCCTTTTTATACTAAGCATAAAGACGATTTACAACCTTTTCTGGAACAGATGGTATATGATTGGTTAGCCGCTAACGAGTTAGAAAGACAAAAAGTATTGTTAACTTCTTACTCCTTAAGGCTATCCTACGCTCCAGTATTAGCTAGAGCAGTTTATTTAATAGGAGGTTTTGAATGGGCCATTTTAGGTGTTCAAGTATTATATAATACTATAACGGGTATAGAAGATTTTAATAAATACACTAAAGAACATAGTTCTGAAGAGATAAAAAAAGGGGAAGTATAATGTGTTGCGGCGGCGGTGGTGGTTCAGCAGTAGAAGCAGATAATACACTATTCTCGGCTTCAAAAGCAAAAATAATAGATCTAGTATCTGAGGGAGAAATTCAAGGTTTAGTAAACGGTAATAAATCTATATATATAGACAAAGTACCTCTACAAGCTGCAGATGAATCTTTTAACTTCGAAGGAGTATCTGTAGAGTATAGAACAGGTGTACTAGATCAGTCTTATATAAAAGGATTTGAAGGTTCTGCCTCGGAGGTTACTACTAGTTTTGGTGATTTAGATGCGAATACTATGTATAACAAAAGTATTACGAGTGCTAGTAACTTAGATGCAGTTAGAATAACTATATCTGTAGATAGTTTATCTAAACAAGAAACGGATAGTGGGGACTTAAATGGTTATAAAATTGAGTTTGAGATACATATTAGTAATAGTAGTATCCCAACAAGTAGTTCTAGCACTAAAGTAGGAGGGACTAAATCCTTTTCTGGTAAGACAAACAAAAAGTACGAAAGGTCTTATAGAATAGATGTACCGGAGAATATAAAGGGCAGCCCTACTATATATGTGGGAGTAAAAAGAACTACAGCAGTTGCAGGGACAGCTAATATTAGTGACTCCCTATACTGGAGGTCTTATACAAGAATAATAGATAATAAATTTAGGTACCCGCATAGTGCCATAGTTGCTATGAAACTAGACTCAAAACAGTTCGATAATGTACCTACCAGAGGTTTTGAGGTAAAAGGTATAAAAGTAAAGGTACCTAGCAACTATACCCCTTATGACCAGGGACACTGTAGTATTCCGGAGTATAGAAGAAGAGGTACTTGTATTGATGCAGGAGGAACCTGGGAGGGAACTGTTCCTGGTAGTAACCTGTATTCGGGCTATTGGGATGGTACTTTTAAAAGTCAAAAACAGTGGACTTGCAATCCTGCATGGATTCTATATGATATATGTACTAACACAAGATATGGGTTAGGGAGATGGTTAGAGACACATAATATAGATAAGTGGTCCTTATACGAAGTAGCAAAGTATTGTGATGCGGTAGATTCAAGTGGTGATTTTATAGGGGTAGAGGACGGATGGGGCGAAGGAGGTAAAGAAGCCCGATTTACTTGTAATATGTATATTCAAGGATCCATTGAGGCATATAAATTAGTAAACGATATAGCCTCAACCTTTAGAGGTATGTTATACTGGCAACAGGGTCAAATTACCTCCGTTCAAGATGTACAGAAAGATCCTGTAATGTTGTTTAATAAAGCCAACGTAATTGATGGTCAATTTAACTACGAAGGGGTTTCAAAGAAGAAAAGACACAATGTAGCCCATGTAACCTGGAATAACCCAGAAGATTTCTATAATAAAAATGTAGAGTATGTTGAAGATGCTGAGGCTATAGCTTCCTTTAATAATCAGTTAGTAGTAAAAAGTATAAATGCAGTAGGCTGTACGTCTAAAGGACAAGCTCGCAGGGTTGGTCAGTGGCTTTTGTATACTGAAAAGTATGAGACGGAAATTGTATCATTTAAGACAGGTTTAGAGGGGTTAAGTATACGTCCTGGGGATATTATAAAAGTTGCAGACTCAACAAAGTCTGGAGTAAGATATGGTGGCAGAGTTTCAAATAATTATGATAATACTACTACGTCGGTGGGTATAGATAGTTATATAGATTTAGTTGTAAACCATACCTATAATCTATCCTTAATTAATACAGAAGAAGCTTGTATTAATAGTTCTGGAATTAAAGTAATAAACACTCCAAAGTGTATTGATACTAATGGTAATAATATTACGGAACCATATGGGGACTATAGCACTTGCACTGCTGCAGGAGGGACTTGGTTAAGTGATCCTAAAGAGCTATGTTTAACTACCTCGGACAACGATTGGAAGCCTTATATATGGGTAGAGACAAAACCTCTTAGCACTCTTAGTAACTCTTTAAGCACTAATATTATAGAGTTAGATCAAAGCTTTAGTAGTAACCCTTCTGGAGAATACTCTTGGATTCTAGAGGATACAACTAGTAATTCGGAAGTGGTTGCACAAACCTTTAGAGTATTATCTATTCGGGAGAGTGCTAAAAATGTAGTAGAAATATCAGCCTTAAAACATCACAGTGCTAAGTATAATTATATAGAACGAGGCACTAGTTTCTCTACAAAAAATGTTAGTATACTACCGAGTCCTAGTAGTTTAGTACCCGCCCCTGTAAATATTGATATAGCCGAAGAACTGTACCTTACTTCTAATAATTCCATTAGAAATAGAGGTTTTATATCTTGGTGCCCTTCCGGAGTATCTGGGAGTTCCTGTGATGTGGGCGTTATCTACAGTTATACACAAAGTTATTTTGTTAAGTATAGAAAGGACCAAGGAAACTGGGTAAATTTAGGAGAAACTTCCAGTACTGGGATAGTTATTGAGGATGCTCCTGCAGGAGACTATGAAGTTATGGTAAAGACTATATCTATTACAGGAAAACAGTCTTCCTATACTTCTTTTAGTACTTCTTTACTAGGAAAAACTGCCCCACCTACTAACGTTATTTCTAATAACATAGAGATACAAGTAATACCTTAAGGAGTTGTATAATGAGTTCATTAAATATAAGTTGGCAGGAGGTACCTGATTTAGATGTAAAGGAGTATATAGTTCAACATACTAGTACTAACGGAACTTGCTCTATAAGTCAACATACAGACCCTGTAAGCTGCATAAATGCTGGAGGAGACTGGAGTTCTCAATGGGATATTACAGGAACCGAGGTATTCAGGGGTCGAGCAACTAGTTTCAATTATATACCTGAGTCCTTAGTCTCAGGCACTCATTATTTCTTAGTAAAGGCTCTAGATGACTCAAATATGTATTCAGAGTTACCAGGGTATAAAACTATAGAAGTAGTAAGTGCTAACTGGTCTGATAGTCAGAAAGTATCCTATAAATGTAATCAGGGTTTGCTAACTTTAAGCTGGAGTATCCCCGAGACCAAACAATTTAATATATTAGGTTACAAAGTATCTTATCAGCAAGGGGTTGAGGGTATTTCGTATAATGTAGGTCAGGGTACTACAGAAGGTAAATATCTGGTAGATAGTACTATTACTTTTCCAGTAACTTGGGGGGTGGGGGAGACAGGTTCTTCCCAAAGTATAAGAACTTTTACAATCGAAGCAGTAGATACTATGGGAAATACTGCTTCAAATACACTAAGTATCTCTATAGAGGCATTAGCTCCACTAGCTCCTACAGTCACATCCCTTTTAGTAGGTGAAAATAGCATAGTCTCTTGGAATATTGAGAACGAACCTGAGTACTCGGGGGTAGGTTCTTCAGGTAGCGTAAGGGCTGGTATAGAGCATTATAAAGTAAGCTACAAAGATTGGGATAATAGTCCCCCTTCTTTTGATAATAATAATACCTTAAATACTAAAGGTAATTCCTATACCGAGAAGGTAACTTGGGGGCCTTCAATACTTAATAATAATGGTTCTATAGAATTAAATTCGGGGTCTTCTAAACCTAAACGAAGGTACTGGGTAATACCGGAGGATGCATCTGGGGCGTATGGCTTAGATGCTTCAAATGCTGCTGTATATATAGATGTTACTATAGATAGACCTAATAGCCTGAATTACTTCACACATAGTGACTTTAGTACTCCCTCCTCTAATGGAGTGGTAGATATATTCTGGGAACTGCCCAGCATATCCTCTTTACCTCTTAAGTCTATAAAGATTTATTGGGAAGAGCCTATTTGGGATTCTAGTACTAGTAGTATAACGGTATTAAATGGAGGCATTTACAATTTAGTAGAACAGAAGTCTGTAGCAGGAGAAACTACTAAGTACTCCACTCCGGCAGACTGGGGCCCTACTCAAACAGACCACTCAAGTGCTACTAGGTCGTTTTGGTTCATATGTGTAGACACAGCTGGAAATATTTCAATACCTGCTCAGTATAGTAGTATACAAATAGATAACCCCCATCCTGTAGAGAATTTAGTCTCTCAAGTAATTGATAATAATGTTATTTTAAGTTGGCAGCAGCCAACTAGCTCATCTCTTCCAATATCTAGTTATGCAATTTATAGATGCCCCAGTTCTGGAACCTGTGATACTACAGACTATTTAAGTACTGCACAGTACATAGCAAACGTAGGTACTTCCAATACTTATACATTTTTCGAGACGTCTGCAGGAGAATATAAGTACTTTGTAACTGCATATGACTCAGCAGGGAATTATTCAGAACCCCTATCTAAAAGCACTTATGTTAATGAACCTCGCGACTTCGAGTTATTAGACCAAGTAACTTCTAAGTTTACAAGCTCCTCGCTAAATTCTGCTTATTGTGATATAGGTTCTGGAAGCTATATAACCGAAGTTAGTTGTGAAAATGCGGGTGGAAATTGGGTAGAAGAGTCCCAAGCTTCCTGGAATAATATATTAGCCCTAGAAGATACAACAGCTTTAGTTCCTATACCCACAGAAACTTGGTTAGAGCACGGCACTAGACACGGTATTTTAAGTTCTAATACTATACAGGATTTAATTAATAGTACTCATGAGTACTATTTAACCCCCACCACTAACGCAACCTACTGGCAGAAGTGGGATCTAGGGACCGAGGTGCCTCAATCTACCACATCTTTGATAGAGAACATAAAGGATTATAGTGGTTCAGTAGGTGCAAGTGTATACCTTTATTACTTAAGTGAATCTCTAGGAGATACTCTTTATAATACTGAGAGTTTAAGTAGTACTACAGGATGGGTCGCAGTTAATGAAGGAGATACCTCGTTTCTAGTCTCTAATATAAGGTATTTAAAGGTAAAAATTGTATATACCTCAACTAACAATAGTTTTAGAGAAATTCTAGAACAAAGTATAGATTTAAAGCTCAGAACTATTAGAGATCAGTCTATGGCAAGCTCTAGCATTTCTTGGGGGGCTAGATCTAATGGCAAGGTTATATCTTTCAATAAAACATTTCAAGATATAAATAGTATATCAGTAACACCTCAGTTCTTATCTGGGGGAAATAATAATGGTAATCAAAATACTGCAATTTATGATTTTGAAGATACTAGTAACCCAACATCTTTTACAGTATATCTATTAGATGCAGTTGATGGATCTTTTGCAGATGGATTTTTTACATGGCAAGCAACAGGAGTTTAATTAAAAATGGCGTACACAGATGCAAATTGGGATAGTAATTCCCACCCAAAAAACACTTCCACGTATACTCAGGTACTACAACTACTTAGAGATAGGGATGAAAATATAGCCAGACAGTTCTGTGATATAAGTGATAGTGATAGCACTCTCGGAACTAACCACATTAATGGCACCATTAGGTGGGGAGGGACTAAGTGGTTGATTAAAAATACTAGTGGTACTTGGGAAGACTTAGTTAACCGATACTCTATAGATGTTAATACAGTAGAGGGTTGTGCTCCAAGTGATTTATCCGGGTCCAATAGTTTAGCTAGAAATAATGGAAACGTACAGGCAAATCTTAATGCAGATCAATTAGATGGGCAGCATGGTGGTTATTACCGTAATGCAGCTAACTTAAATACTGGTACTATATCAGATAGCCGGCTCCCAGATACTATTTCTTCTAATATATCAGGAGTTGCTTCTAATGTTAAATGTACAGCTACTAATTCTACAAATGAAACGGTATACCCGATATTTGTTGATGAAGCTACGGGAGGGCAGGGGGTTGAGACAGACACAGGATTTACCTATAATCCCAGTACTGGGACATTAAGTACGGGGGGAGCAGCTATAACTAATGACACCTCCGCAAGTTCTACAAGTACCGGGGCTTTAACTGTCGTTGGGGGCATCTCAACACAAGAGAACATACATGTGGGGGGAACCTTAGTAGAGTCTTCAGCAAGGCACTTAAAAGAGAATATTAAGAAGTTACCTAAACAGTTGAGCAACATTTTAAAGCTAAACCCCGTATCCTATAATAAAAAAGCTACGGGATTAAAGGAATTAGGGCTAATAGCAGATGAAGTTCAGGAGATATACCCAGACTTAGTTACTAAAAATGCGGAAGGTATTAATTATTCAAGACTTACAGTCCTACTAGTCTCTTCAATAAAGGAATTAAAAGAAATAATAGACACACAAAATACTAAAATTAGTGATTTAGAAGCAAGGATATCTTACCCGTGAGAAAATTTAACTCTTGACTTTTTTGTTATATTTTGTTATAATTAGTACATAATTGGACAATAAAATATAACATGGGTACTTGTATTTAAGTAATATTTTTAACTTATATAATTTGTACTAAAAATTGTATATAAGATTTTTACAGAGGATATAAAATGGCAGCAGGAATCCATAATATAGCAATAGAACAGGGGTCTACGTGGGAAATGTCACTAGGTGTAGACCAGCCTGAGGGTACCCCTAGTGATTTAACAGGATATACCGTAGCTGGAAAACTAGCTAAGTCTTTCTATGATGATAGCCCTATTAGCTTTGCGGTTTACTATACAGATTTAGCTATTGGATCTTTTAAAGTGTCTTTAAGTTCTGATCAAACGGCTGAGTTAGATGGAGAGTACGTTTATGTTTATGATATAGAGTTAACGGCACCTTCTTCAGTAGTATCTAGGTTGATACAAGGACAAATTACTATTATTCAAGGTGTAACGTCATGAGTGATGTGGTAGTAACCGTAACAGAAGTTATAGCTAATAATGTAGTAGTAACTTCAGTTGAAGTTGTTAACGCTATAATAGTCTCAGAAGAGACTACTGTAGTAAATACTTCTAATCAACTAGTAGGTACTGCCTCTAATATACCTTGTGAGCCTATTGACACTTTATCAGCTACTAATGTACAAGAAGCTTTACATCAGCTAGCGGATAAACATTTTATTCAAATAGTTGAACCCTCTTCAGGGGATGTAAACCTAAATGAAGGAGATGTATGGTATGACGTAGGAAATGGTAGATTAAAGGTTTATCAAAATACTCAATGGGAGGATTTAATATTATCAGCCCAGCTATCGGAAGGTGCAGATACCAACACCTACCCCGATATCGAACTAGACGGAGGTGTCTTTTAATGTCAGAAACAGTAGTCCATGCCTCGGTTGTAGGTTTTACACCCAAAGGTCACGTTAGTTCTTCAAATTTGCAAACAGCATTAGAGGAAATAATTGACCAGCACTTTGTTCAAGCCACGGCACCTGCCTCTGTAAGTACAGACTTAGAAGAGGGAGATATGTGGTACAACACTACAGACGATAAACTTATGGTTTATCGCAATACAATATGGGAAGAAGTTACTTTAAGTTCCCAATTAGCTGAAGGTACTGAGGATCAGTATACGGATGTTATCCTTAACGGAGGATATTTTTAAATTATGTCAAATACAATAAAAATTAAACGCAGTACAACCACGGCAGCTCCGGGTGCCTTAGCTGAAGGCGAATTAGCCTACTCAGAAAATTCTAATAATTTATTCATCGGAACTAGTGGTAACAACATCACTGTAATTGGTGGACAGGAAGGGATGGAAGATGCCGCAGCTAGCATTATTACTTCAGCCAGTCATTCTGGTTTAACGGCCTCTTATGATGATGCAGCCAGAACGCTTTCTCTAGATGTAAATGACCCTACAATCACTGTAAATGGTGACATGACAGGTTCTGTTACTCTTACAGACTTAGCCGATGGAACCTTAAGCCTATCAGCTAATATTAGTCCTACAGTTACCTTGGGAGGGGATTTAGGAGGTAGTGCTACTTTTACAAATCTGGGAAATGCTAGCTTAGATGCTACTATTGCTACTGATGCTGTTCAAAAAGCTATGGTAAATACAGATGTTATCACAGGTCAGGATGCTTTAGCTGAGAATCCTGATGGGGATAATGACATGTTACTTATATACGACGCATCTGCTATGTCGTATAAGAAAGTCGCTGCTAAATATGTAGGGTCTAACCAGCTAAATGAACTAGATGACGTAGATACGTCTACGGCAACTGCAGGTAACTTACTAATTGCCGGTGGTACTGCCTGGGATTCCGTTGCTGTATCTGGTGATATCTCTATATCTAAACTAGGTGTTACAGATATTAGTGCTGATGTAGTTGCTGCTGCAGAGTTAGGTGTTACTGCTGGAACTGCTACTGCTAATAAGGCCCTTGTAGTTGATGCCAATAAGGATATTAACTTAGGTACTGGTGATATAACAGCTGCTCAGATTACAGGCTCTCTACAGACTGCTGCGCAAGGGAATGTAACTTCATTAGGTACTCTAACAGGGCTTACGGTAGATGGAAACTCTACGGTTGCTGATGGGACTAATGACTTTGATGTTGCTTCCCATGATGGAACCAATGGTCTCAAGTTAGGGGGTACATTAGTTACTTCTAGTGCTTCAGATTTAAATAAACTTCAGGGTGTAACAAATGGTTCTGCAGCAGCTGGTAAAGCTGTAGTTGTTGATGCTAACAAAGATATCAGCTTCGGCGCAGGTAGCATTACTGCTACTGGATTTACTGGTTCTATTGAAACTGCTTCTCAGAATAATATTACCTCCGTAGGTATTTTAAACGGCTTAGCAGTTGCTGCAGGTCAGACAGTAAGTATGGGTAATAACCGTATTACTAACGTTTCTAACCCTTCACAAGCACAAGATGCTGCTACTAAGTCTTACGTGGATGCAGTTAAAACTGGTCTAGATGTTAAAGACTCTGTTAGAGTTGCCTCCACTGCGGCTGCTACTTTAACTACTTCTTTTGCTAATGGCGAAAGTGTAGATGGTGTTGCTCTTGCTACAGGAGACCGAGTTCTTGTTAAAGACCAGGTGGATGGATCTGAAAATGGTATTTATACTGTTAATGCTTCAGGCGCGCCAACTAGAGCAGTAGACTTTGCAGAGGCGGATGGAGGTGCGTTCACCTTTATCGAGGAAGGTGCTATTAACTCAGACTCGGGTTGGGTAATGTCTAATGATGGAGGAGTTACTGTTGGTACTACTAGCTTAGCATTCGTTCAGTTCTCTGGTGCTGGATCAATTACAGCCGGTACTGGTATGACAAAAACTGGTAATACTTTAGATGTAGTTGCAGGTACAGGTATCACTTCTAATGCTAATAGTGTTCAGATTGATACTACTTGGGCAGGTCAAGCTGCTATTAGTACTGTAGGCACTGTTACTTCAGGTACTTGGCAGGCTAACACTATAGGTGTAGGCTTTGGTGGTACTGGAATCGCTAGTTATAGCGCGGGTGACCTTACGTATGCTAGTGGTGCAACTGCTATATCTAAACTAGGCGCTGGAACGGCTGGACAGTTTCTCATGATGAATTCTAGTGCTAATGCTCCAGAATGGACCAGTTCTATAGACGGCGGTACTTTCTAGGGAACCATAAAAGAAGGGGTCTTATATAAGATCCCCTTAATTCCTTGCTATATAGCAAGAATACAGGGAGACCCATATGGGAATAATCAAACCAAAGCGGACAACACAAGCGGGTAGGGTACCTAACCTAGGAAACCTAGACGCTGGTGAAATCGCTATTAATCTAGTAGACAAAAAACTCTACGTAAGGGATACCTCTAATAACGTACAGGAACTTACCACTAGAACTCTAGAATCTTTAGACAACCTGAGTATATCAGGACCTGTAGATAACCAAGTTCTTAAGTATAATAATACTACAGGGAAGTGGGTAAACTCTACAATTACCACACCTTGGACAAGTGCATCAGGTTATATTTATCATAATGAAGCTGTTTCAATTGGTAAGAGTACCCACAATCCTAATTACGCCTTAGACGTAGAAGGAGCGGGAAGCTTCTCGGAAATGTATATTAATGGTTTCCAAGTTACTGGAACGCCTTCGCCTTTCTTAATGTCCGCAACTATTGTTAGTCAGGACTTTATTATCCCACCTTATTATTTCGCCTCCTCTCCTACACCTATTCAGGTAGGAGAGGGAGCCACAGTCACAGTAAGCGACAATTCAAGCTTAGTTGTAACACCTTAGAGGAGTTTTAATGTCAACATTAAAAGTTAATACTTTAGATACATATTCAGGAAGTACTTTAGATATAGATAGTACTTCAGATTTAACCGTTAGCAGTAATACTACTGCTACTAGCACAACTTCAGGAGCTTTAAGAGTTACTGGAGGTATTTCAACACAAGAGAACCTATACGTTGGGGGTAATGCTGTAATTAATGGCACTATGACCGCCAATGGAGGTACCATCACGTTAGGGGACGCTGGGTCCGATCAGATAGCTTTTGGAGGTGAAATTAACTCAAGTATTTTACCTACTACTACTGCAACTTATGACCTAGGATCTGCCTCAAAATCTTGGGCAGGCTTATACGTTAATACTATTAATGGTAACGTAACAGGTGATGTAACAGGTGATGTAACAGGTAATGTAACAGGTAATGTAACAGGAGATGTAACAGGAGATGTAACGGGGGATGTAACAGGTAACGCAGACACAGCTACTAAAACATCTAATGCTCGTACTATAGGTATGACGGGTGATGTAGTTTGGACCTCCGCAGCCTTTGATGGTTCAGGTAATGTTACAGGTACCGCATCCATCCAGAACGATTCAGTAGCTTTAGGTACTCAGACTACAGGTAATTACATGAGTAATGTAGCTGCAGGTACTGGCGTATCTATAACACATACTCCAGGAGAGGGCTCAACTGCATCCGTGTCTATAGGACAAGCAGTTGGGACTACTGATGACGTCACCTTTAATGCAGTAACTGTAGATGGTGACCTCACTGTTAATGGTACTACTAACTCCGTAAACTCTACGGAAGTTAACATTGGTGACTCTACTATTACATTAAATGCGGGAGAGTCAGGTGCCCCCACTCAAAACGGAGGTTTTGAGATTGAGCGAGGTACTGCTGCTAATAAATCCTTCCTTTGGGATGAGTCTCTAGATAAGTGGACTGTAGGATCTGAAACTCTTACTGCAGATACTTTTGAAGGTGCTTTAACAGGTGATGTAAC